AGAGGTGATGCTAATAACTCTGTCAGCAGCAGAAACTGTGAGCGATGAAGGATCAGAAACTGAACCAATGGTATAGGTTAAGGAGGCGTTCGCAGCCGCTGAAATTGGGCCTTTCATGCGAACCCCAATAACCTCTAAGAGCCTTTTAACGCTATCTCGACTACGAGCGGTTCCTATGTAATTCTCATTGGCTAAGAAATCAGATTTATTAGACTGGATATGACCAACTGCCGCCATCATCTCAAGAAGCAGCATACCAAAATCTGAACTTTCAAAGTTGTTATAATCTAAGGGAAATGTTGCCTTGATATAGTCAATTAGGTTTTGACGTAAGGTTTCAAAATCTGAAGCACTAAAGTCAATGAGTTTTTCTTTATCATCAAGATCGGACGGTAATAACTTTAAAAAATCCGATTCAACTGTCCCTGAAAAAACAACCATTAGATTCTAACTCCAATATTAAAAGCTGTAGCGATAGCGTCTCTAACTGAACAGAATAAGTTAACCTTTAATTGTCCGCCTCGTGTTTCAAAAACTTGAAGCTTTCCAATCGCAACAGTTCTAAGGTATCTACGTATTGCGGTAACAACCTCCTCTTTTATTAAGGAAAACAAGGCCTCATCTAAGGGCTCCATGAGAAACTTTTTAAGATTACAACCTAGATCAGGTCGCATGAACCTTTCACCTCGTTGAGTTTTAATCAAAGATGAGAGGTTAGATTTGATTAAATCCAAGTTTGATGCCTTGCTAAAGTACCCGTTCTTTGGGTTCAAGGGGACGGGATATGCAAGCCCTTGAAGTTTAGGATCTTCTAGGGTAGGTGGTCTTTTAAGTAGACGAGGGGAAACGTTCCCGTAAGTGGTTACAGTATTAGAAGTGGGCATTTTAGCTTAGATCTATGTTCTTAAAGAATTTTTGAGTGGCGTTATAGTTATTTAGGACTTCACCATCTTCAAGTGGTCTAGAGTAGAAACGAGTGCATCCTAAATAACCTCGCAATCCACTTACTTTACCATTGTATTCCCCACCCATAAAGTTTCCGTTTGGATTGCCATCAGTGTATCCGCCACCTAGAATCCAAGGAGTAAAGAAGGTGTCCAGAGAAGGGCCTGCTTTTGAAGCTGCGATTGAATTAGCATTTACACTGGATGCATCGTATCTGAAGGAGTTGTTTTGGAATACAGACGGAGTCTTAAACACTTCCTCAGGCTTGGTAGTTCCGAATACAGTCTGGTAGCTGGACGTAGCAATGTTAACTCCGTCAAGATAAACCTTGACTGAGTCTTTAGTGGGGTCTACAGTTAATGACAAATGGCAGAACTCATTCTCACAACTAGAAAGAGACTTGCCATTTAAAGTCTGGAACACAGGCACTTTCATACCTCTCCAGCTAGTTCTGTTACAGTTAGTATCCCTATCGGTGATAAAGCCTGCACTAGACGAATCATATGACTGTGTAGGCGCCAGGACTAGCTGAAGACTGGATGTCGCGTTATCGGCAGCAGCGTTGCTTGGGACTTTATTTTCAGTAAATCTCCTGTCTCTAGTGAAACCGTATATTAAACCTTTCGTCACACCCGTTCCTGCATCTCTATCCAGGTTGTTAATGTCTGCTTGAGGAGATTTAGAATCACTGATGCCAGTGTTCTCGTTAGCAAGAATTAATCTATACAAGGCAGACGTTGACGAGTCACCAACCTCATACCCGGCTGAGACACTACTCAGGCTTGGAGCATGAATCCAAGTTTCAAACGATGCCCCTCTCGTCAGGTAAAACAAGTCTTGCAACTCTGTCACCTCAGGGAGTTTTATGTAGCTACCTGTAGCTGATATGACATCATTATCATCTGTACTTAACTCACATATCCCCTCAAGATTAACTAAACCTAGGCCTTTATTAAAGATTTCAGAGGGCGTTCCAACTAATTGTCCATTATGTGTAGTTCCAAACTCGCTACTATTGTGCAGTTTGAAGTCAACTCCCGAAGTTTCACTTGTTTCAGCGTTAAGATAGTTGTATAACGAAATAAGCCCATCCTCAACTATTCGAGTGTTGATCTGTAGGCTAGGAGCAGAAGAAGCTGGCGCGTCGTCAATAATCTCACCCTTGGCAACATTTGCTAGTAAGATGTGATCAAGGAATACGGTGTCAGTAGTTTCAATTTTCTCAGTAAACTTAACCTCAAGAGGTAATACAACGCCTGTCACATCAGCCTGATCAAGAACAATGCTCCGTTGATTCTCAATATCAACCAGGAAATTAGACCCTGCTAAGTATGAGAAGTCATTAACAGGCACATTACCGGGAGTAAATTGAGGTCCCTTCCCAAGGAATGTAGGCACCTTCACCGCTAACTCAATTTGCTTCTTTCTCTTATTTATCTTATGCTGATACTGCGCGGTCTCAGAGAACATAACTTGCCGCATGTTATCAGTGACTGCAACTGAAGATCCTGCGGTAATTAACTCTTGCAATTCAGCAGAAACATCAAATACTTTCCTATCCTTCTGCCCTTCCAGACTTAGTAAAAGCTCATCCTTATCGTAGAACTTTGTGAGAGATGGCGAATCGTCAATTATGTCGGGATCTAATATGGTATCAAAGTAATATCTAAGATCTTTGGATGTGGTGGGCAACCCTCTCCCGCCCAGGCTTGGATCGAACTCAAGTTTCCACAACTCACCGTTCGGGAATCCACCCTCTCTAAATCTTAAATCTTCATCTCTCTCTGAGAGTTCTAATAACGCAGGTTCGATGCCGCTAACCTGAGAATCATAGTATAACCCATCAACCGATAGAATAAACTTACCAGACCTCGACTTTGGCGGTCCAGCTTCAAGCCTAAACACTGATTCCACTGAGGGTTCTAACGTAGCTCCCAGAGTTGGATCTAAAGTTGCTTCAAGAATAAGACCCTCAATTGTGGCAATTTGATTATCAGCAGCTTCAATAAAGGCTTGAGCTTGCTCCTGCTGCTGTAGAGCAGTTGCAAATCTTGCATTAATAATTTCTGACAGACCAGCCGGATCCAGGGCAGCTAGCTCCTCTCGACGCTGTCCCGCATTTCCATTTTGGAAATCTAGGAACTGTTTAAAACTACTCATGCATCTTTGGGCTTCGTCAAAACGTCTACCCAACTCATCACCCGCAGCAGCAGCAGCCTGTGCAACCCCTATGAAAGTCCCTAAAGCTCCGGTAATACCTCCTAAAACATCCAACCCAAACCTAGAAGAATCAGAAAAGTATCCAAAAAAGCCGTCTCGGTCTGGGAAAAGTGATATGCCTAATGCATCTCTAATTTCTGAGTTTATTCTTTTTATTGCAGCGTCAGCGAGTGCTCGCCCTTTAGCTAGGGCATCGCGATAGGCCAAAAGAATAGGAGCGGGTATTACGCCTAAAACATCTGAAGCCAATCCAAGCATACAGCTTGGGACTCCAAACTGAGCAGCTATGTTTGAAGTGCTACCGCCTGATTTAAGAAATGTTTGAAGATCGAATGCCATTAGATTTCAGTACCTCCAGGACCTATACCTGCTGGGTCGAAGTAGTCATTAGGGACTAATTGCACCCCGACTGGAGGAGTTCCAGTTGCAGGACTAACCCGCTGTGCTCTGTCGTCCTTAGAGGCGCTTTTTGGTAGGAATGTTACCGGAGTCCCGTTCAAGTTAACCACAGATCCATTTGCGTTCACACTACCATTGGAACCAATTTGAACACCGTTTCCTCCAAATATATTAACACCTTGAGTAGCGTTTAAGTTGATGCTCTGTGCGCTTTCAAATTGTATATCACTATCTGAAGATATTTTAACTGTGCCTTGGCTGTTCACTTGAATTGTAGCTCCTTGAGTAATTATATTTACATAACTTTCTTCTCCAAGGGCTGCTAAATCAATATTTCTTTCCTTACTCTTTAATCTGATATTCCCAGACCATTTACCGCCAACACCATCTAATCCAAAGGAGCCTGTTGAGTCATTTATGATATTAATATCGCCACCATCCACAACTATCATCTTGATATCTGCTGACGTACACTTATACTCTTGATTAGATAAAGTCTCTATTGCTAACGATTGAGCCGCGTATGAGTCGTTGGGATTAGACCCAGTCAGCACGATCGAGTCTCCTTGTGCATTTCTAACTTGAAAGCCCAAAGGCCCAAGATTAACCTCGTCACCGCTCTCAGCCTTTAGAGTGACGTTATTATTTATGCTGTTTTCCTGAAAGTCCCTTTGAATATAGAGACCTGCACCGACCGGATTTGTAAAAGTTTGAGTTACTGGTTTAGAACCTTTATTGTATATGGTAGCTTTTGAATCATTAGATCTTAAGGGTTTAAAATCGGGATTAGGCTTATCATCTCCACTGAAAACTTTACTGGTTATGATTGTTGAGATATAGTAGAATAACTTCTCACCCGGTGCTAACTGCTCATTCCAAAAAACTAAAATTTGATCTTCTACTTCAGGAATTGCTACAAAGCCACCACCATTTACTCTAAAGAAGGGCGATGTGTAAGTGACATTTTGCTCTCTACCATCAAAGAGGTCAGTAAACTGAACACTCAACGTTCCGTTTGTAGTAACGTCCTCATTAGATTTAACTGTTCCAACGATAGCTCTCATTAATGTTAATCTCCATCCTCTTCAGACATATCAAAATAACTACCCTCCAACTCAAATGGTATAGGATCGCCATACTCATCTAATTGCGGTCCAAGTAAAGCTTCGGAGTCTCGTGGATCACCCTTAAGGACATCGCTTGCATTGACCTCCAACTTGCCAGGGGGTTT